CTGGTACCGTTATGGTGGTTAACGACCACGAGGGAGTAGTGACCCCTCAAAATAGTAAGCGTGTTGCGCATTCGTTAAATAACGTCCAATGGGTGCAAACCCAGGGTGAAGACAGCCCCGTTAGCCGAGAGGCCGTTTGCAGTAACGTCATTAATGTCTTTGATAATCTTAAATCTTCAAATTGTGTTAATGCTATGCATAAGAAGTTAAGAGAAGCTGAAGAGCTGTTCAGATCAGCAGTCGTCGTGAGTTTATTAACGATCTCTATGGTATTTAGTGAGTACCTATACGCCTTGTGTCAATCTACAGGATTTGTCTATACTACAAGGTCCGAGTGGTTAACAGCATCGAAGAATACTTCCAAACAAGTCAACACTTGGGTCATTAATAAGTCTGGTGATTTGATATCCTCTAGAGGAACGATTCCTAAGCAATTTAGGAGGTGGAAGGATTATAAGCGAATTGATAAATTCCAAACTCATTGTTGGAGGTATTTATATGAGATGTCAGAAAATGGTAATGCTTTGTTCCCAACTTATTCATATATGATAAATCCTCTAAGGCACCAAGTTGCAAGATCTAATACTTATATTTATTCCTTTATGCTTAACGGGTATCCAATTCTAAGTTTAAAGGATTTTAAGGCTCGTCCAAGGATTTACGCTAAATCAGTGTTGGTAGCAGAAGGTACGGGAGACTTATTACATTTGGTTTTATATACGGTTAGAGATTTTGATGAGCAGACTTTACTCAGAGGGAGTTTAGTAGCTAAAGATTTGAGAGCCCCATTAGATATAGGAACGAAATTCCCTCCTATGGTAAAATTTGCAGGTAACAAAGAGGGTGATAATCAAACTTATGGTCAATCTACAGGACCACTTCTAGCTCGTCTAAAGATAAAGACAAGGACATTAGAAGTTGAGAATTTAGCTGGTGACATCTTGAAGGAGTTAAACTTGAGTGGATTAAGAAGTTTGTCCTTGGTGACAGAAGAATGGGCCGTGATTATGTCTAATCCTAATCTCGGATATTGTAGTTTGTTTTGTCTAATAATGAGCAAAGCGATTGCAGGAGAGCAATTATGTGAAGCAGACTACCAAGCTATCGATTGGTTTTTAGGGAATACCGATGAAGCTCCCTCTGATGATTACTTCAAGAGCTACGAAGAAATTGGATTCAAGAGAGAAGTTACTTTCGAAAACTGGAGGAAATTAGTAGCTGAATATCTTTTAACATCTAGTGGAATTGGATACCACATTAGATCTATTAATATAGATGAGAGAAATGGACATTTATATATAGCGAGACATAAGGACCTCTTGCTACCCGGAGTTTTTACTAGAAATTATTATGCAGGTAAATATACAGAAGATGTCAAGGTCTACCCTAGTGAAGACGTTGGTAATGGTAGGGAGCCGTTGAATGCGTTTAAGAAACCAAAGTGGTCAGTCAGCAGCTCGATATTTGATTCTATCATCCCTCATTTAACTGACTACCCTGAGTTCAGAGGTACTTTCGATATGGTAGCTAGTTTAAAGATTCGTGTCTCGGATAAATATATTACCATAAGTAGTGGTATGAGTTATGATCACTGTGCTATATTTGCGTGTGGATTAGCGATGATTTCAGCAAATCACCCTTTAATCACTCAGGAAATGGTCTTACATTTGGGAGTCTGGTTCAATAATTATCTCTTAGGAGTGAGAGAGGAACCTGAAGATTTTGTGCAGTGCCTTAAAGATGGGTTAGAAGGTTTTCCCGCAAAAGCTTTCCCTGATGACGTGAGTGAGTACCTAAGTCAAGTTAAATTAGCTAGACCCAATATTGGCATAGTAGAAGGTCATGCATTCTTTATCACACCCATAGTTGAAACTCCAGATTTGAAGAAGATATTAGAATGGGCACAAAGACAAGCGCTTATATTGTCACCCTATTACAGCTCTTTAGGTTATGATGATACCTTAGAATATTTACTCGCTTATAGACTAACTAACTTCCGAGATTCTAATGCCGAGATAGTATGCAAGGTTCTGGCTATTACTGGTTTTCCAGTCCAGGCTTATGGAGATTGTATAATGAGTTTATACTCCGGTAAGAGTTATTTACAGAATGATAATGAACATCAGCTAGAGTCATTTAAGGAAGTCTCTAAGATAATTGATAAGGATGAGATGCCGTTTATCGTTTCAGAGGGGAAGGCTTGTGACACCGATACAGTAGATAAATGGACTTTATATCAGGATGGTATAAGATTGATGATGTTTAAGAATGGGAATACTCAATACGAGCTGGTGTGGTCAGCACATGGAATCTCTAAGGTATCTAAAAGAGGTAAGAAGTCAACAAATTCTAAACCTAATACTCCTCCTATCCAATCCATAAGTAATAGCTTCCAAGATGATATCTCAGAGAAAGAGAACTCACAGCCCAAGGTAGAAACACAAGTGCATCAGGATGTTTGGATCCCCGAGGAAGAAGGCACTTATAAGATAGATACCTGTGTATATACAGTCTTAACAGATCGTAGTATCTTTAAGTGTGATCTAGGATCTAGGAAAAACGTTAAGGTGTCTAGAAGTACATTCCCTTATCTCGGTATAAGTGGAGTTTTTGGTGGTCAATATGTAAAGCCAAAACATATCGAGGATAAGGGGAATGGGATATATTATGTCTCTTATGAGGCTATAACAGAGGATGAAGAAGTAGGGACAAAGATAATTAAGCTTACAGAGATCTCTAGAGTAAGATCTATCTGGGAGTTGGTTGGTTTACCATGGAGAGAGGATGCTACTTTCACTAGTATCAGATATGATGATAACGTTCAAAATGCTTTAGATATATGGCTTAGTATGGGGGATAATATCTCAAACTTAAACAAGGATAAGTATAAACAGGCTTTACTATATGTTAATGCTAGAGAGAAATTAAAAATAACCCATAACCAACAGTGGACTGATTTCTTATTATATAGAGTATCTGTTCTTTCGGGTCAGGAATTCTCATATAAACAAAAGCAAGGGCAGTTGTCATTTCTTCAGACTGTAGAGACTAAATTAATTGAATATGCGTATAGAGAGTCATATGTCGAAGCATATAGAAAGTGGGCTAGGCCTATGCAATTGAGAGGAGCTATAGATGTCTATCTGTGGGTATTCTATTATTTGTGTTATATAGCTCTTTGGGTTGGACTATTATTTCAGGCGTCCGATTATATCCTTAAGTATCATTTGAATAACATCTCTGCACTTGTAGTAGCTCGAACACCGGAGTTAATTACGTCAGCTATGGCCTCCATCTTATTCTTATCTACTTGGTTTTGGTGGTTGAGACACATACGTCAACGAGCTATTATTATTTTGTTAATAATAGCCTTTTCTCATATCTTAAGCTTCTTGATTGTGACTAGATGGATTAAACATAAGGCTGATATGGTGCGAATAAGTTCTAAATGGGTTGGGAAGTTAAAGACTAGTAATAAGAGACTTTTAGTATCTTTGGACGATGTTATAAAAGATATGGTTGAAAGATCCGGTAAGAAAAAAGTGGAGGTAGAAAGCAGTTTGAAGAAAATTTCTGAAACTACCGATCGTATAACACACAATATGGCTAAGAAGTGCTTGATAGCTCGAACTCTTATCAATGAAGCGGCATATGAGTTATATACTGACGTGCGGAGAAGAGGGGGTGAGGTTAAAGTGAAGTTATCTACTTGGAACTTCTCCATTTTTCAATCAAAAAGATTGCATGAATATATATCTTCTTCTATACCAGAGCGACCACCTAGTAATGATTTGACCGGTAATTTGTTTGAAGATATTATGATCTCCGTGGATGAATATAAAGCGAGCTCATCTATATTGAGATTTATGGACAGATTAAAAGAGATTTTAGATGGAGCTCAAAAGAGTAATTCAGATGAAAAGGTGGTTAAGACGGTGATGTTTTGGGTCAATGATCTCTGTCCAGACTTGATGAGTGAATTACGGAAAATGGCTCGATGTGATCAGAGGTCTGACCAACTTTTCGGGAGAGTAGTAGCTTTGACTGAGAAGCATATTCAGCAACTAGAGAATGCTATTCCAGTTCCAAAGCACACCTCTGCTAAGCCTTACCCAGATGTTAAAGCAGCAATGAAGCTAGTGGATGTTCCGGACAAGGAGGAAAATTATGGTGTATTAGACCTACTTCCGAAAGAGTATGAATGGCTTGGGCCTCATGTCCCTGCTGCTACACATTTGGGAGGTTTATGGGCTGCTATAGTTAGACACTTTACGCCTCTGATAGTTCGAGATGAGAGATGCACCCCGCAATTTCAGTTGCAACATGTTAAGGGTGAACTTGACCAGTTAGTTGATAGTCATCAATATAAAACCTTTACGGAATATCTAAAAGGAGTTCTACCTTCCAAGCGTAAAGCTTACCAGTTAGGGTTTGATAGATTTAAGACTACAGGTTCACTTCCTATGAATCTTACAGCTGTTGTTAAACCAGCTGAAAAGCAGTTTAAAGCCAAGAAATTCGACTACTCTAAGCTGAAACCTAGAAATATTTTTAACCCTTCTGAGCAGGTTAAGGCAGTGTGTGGTTACTTCGCTAGTGAGTTGATGTCTCTCTTGAAGAAAACGGATTGCGCTGGACCACACTTTGTCCAAGGTAAGACCACTAAGGAGCTAGAAGCTATGGTGCTTAAGGCTTATAACACTGTGAAGAATCCTGTTTGCGTAGCTTGGGATGGTGGAAGGCATGACGCTCACCAGCATGCTCATTTTATCAAGACGGTGGATGTTAGTATCATCAACCATGTAGGTCGTAGAATGCTTGCTAATATGGGTTTCAATTCATACGAAGTAGATGAAATTTTGAGGAAGGTTACTTTAGATAAGTGCCCTGTTACGATGTACTTGAATAAATCTATCACGGGTATTATAGGACTACAAGGATCAAGAAGATTGCAGGTATTTTCTACAGTGTTGAATGGTACCGTGTTCTCTGGGCACCCCACTAGAACTACGATTGGGAACACTATTAGAATGATTGAACTTATAAGAGCTATATCTCATGAAGCGGGACTGATTTGGACTGAAGATATTTATCCTTTGCAAGCAGGTGATGACACTTTAGTTATTATGAATAAAGAGAAAATTGAAGACTTCAAGCAGGTTATGTCTAAATATTATTCTATGGGTGATGAGACTCCTAGAGTTCATGGTTATGGGCAGCTAGCTACAGATTTCACCGTGCATGAACATAAGTTCGAGTTCCTATCTAAACTAGGTTTTGTAGATGCAGGTAAATGTATAGTTATTCGACAACCTAAAAGAATAGTCACGAGTGGTATGATTAACGCTTCGAGTATGGGGAATTGTGATCTGAATAAATCAGTCATCCAGCAGCTGTCTACTGACTATAGACTAATTAGGGGACTCTCTCACAACTTACAGTGGAGAGGGAAGCTTTATAAAGGTAGAGGAACCGTAAGGCTTTCCTGGCTTATCGATAAAGAGGAAGGATATCGTGCTATTAATAGTGATAAGGATAAGAAGTTGGATGATGCCGAAATATTTTTGCTAGGAATAGAAGATGATATCAATAAACTAGAAAGTAGTGATGGAGATCCGTTGCTATTATTTTATGATGAGTCATTTGCAGAATAAATGATAAGCTTGTCTTGAATTAAGGCGAGCAGATGTATGAGGAGGCTTGGGAACCTCCTGCCGGCTCATTTATTTTAACGATC